ATGAGATTCTCGATTATTAGCGAGATCCCCGGCAGGACCCGTCTTCAATTGGCGGGTCCTGTGCCAGAGAGCGATCTCGATGCACTTCTTAAGCTTGGCGGCGACATCGATGGCGTGCACAAGGTGCGCGTGTATGGCCGCATTGGCCAGATGGCGCTGGAGTACGACGAGCCGCGCCGCGCAAGCGTGCTCGACGCCCTGGGCGCACTCGATGCTCAAGCTATCGCCGATGCCAAGTCGGGCTACGTGATGCAACTCGAGCCGCGCAAGCACAAACTCGTTATGGACCTGGCGACACTCGTCGGTGCCCATTACGCACGTCGCTGGTTCTTGCCTACGCCGCTGCGTGCGGTATTTGTCGTGGCCGGTTATATGGCATTTTTGCGCGCTGCCCTTCATGAGCTGGCGCGGCCGCGCCTGACCGTTCCCGTGCTCGACGCTTCGGCCATCGGCATCTCGTTCGTCAAACGCGACGTCGACACCGCGGGCCAGACGATGTTCCTACTCAACGTGGGCGAGCTGCTCGAGGACTACACCCGCGCCATGAGCGAAAACGAGCTCATCAACTCGCTGCTCGATGTGCCCGACAAGGCGCAGAAGGTCGTCGGCGACACCGAGGTAAGCGTTGCCGCGACCGAGCTTGAGCCCGGCGACCTGGTCGCCGTGCGCACTGGCATGTCCATTTGCATCGACGGTGTTGTCGAGCAGGGGAGCGCTATGGTCAACCAAGCGACCCTGACCGGCGAGCCGCTGGCCGTCGAGCGCAGCGTGGGCGACGACGTGTTCGCCGGCACCGTCGTGGAAGACGGCGGCATCTTGGTGCGTGTGCGCGCCAATACGGCTCAGACCAAGCTCCGCTCGATCGTCTCGCTCGTGCAGACGGCCGACTCGCTCAAGTCCGAGGGCCAGTCGCATATGGAGGACCTTGCCAACAAGATCGTCCCGTGGAACTTCCTGCTCGCGGGCCTGGTTGCGCTTACCACCCGCAGCCTCATCAAGACCTCGGCGGCGCTGATGGTCGACTACTCGTGCGCACTCAAGCTCACGGGTTCCGTCGCCGTCATGACCGCCATGAGCGATGCTGCCAAGATGGGCGTGATGGTCAAGGGCGCGAAGTACTTTGAGTCGTTTGCCAAGGCCGACACCATTGTGTTTGATAAGACCGGTACGCTGACCGAGGCGCAGCCGCGCCTGGCTTGCGTGCTCACGACCGACGGCTGGAGCGAGGACGAGGTCCTGCGCCTTTCTGCCTGCCTGGAGGAGCATTTCCCGCATCCGGTGGCGCGCGCCGTCGTCAACGCTGCTCGCGAGCGTGGACTCGAGCACCGCGAGCGTCACGCTGCGGTCGAGTACATCGTGGCACACGGCATCGCTTCGTCCATTGAGGAGCGTCGCGCCATCATCGGCTCCGCGCACTTTGTATTCGAGGATGAGGGTGCGCAACTCGAGTCCGACATTAAGGAGCAAATCGAGCTCCAGATGCAGGGGCTGTCGCCGCTGTATCTGGCGGTCGACGGCACCGTTGTGGGCGTGCTCGGTATCGAGGACCCGCTTAAGCCCGGGGTCCGCGAGGCCATCGCCGACTTGCACGCGTTGGGCGTTAAGCACGTGGTCATGCTCACGGGCGACTCGGAGCGTACGGCCGAGCGCATTGCTCGCGAGGCAGGCGTCGACGAGTTTAAGGCCGAGCTGCTGCCCGAGGACAAGTACGCCTATGTGGAGCGGATTAAGCGCGAGGGGCGCCATGTTGCCATGGTGGGCGACGGCGTCAACGACTCACCGGCGCTTGGTTTGGCCGATGTGGGTCTGGCCATGGGCGGTGGAAGCGACATCGCCAAGGAGGTCGCCGATATCATCCTGACCGACACGGATCTCGCCGCGATCGTGCGCCTGCGCCGCATGAGCCAGGGGCTTATCGACCGTCTGACGAGTTCGTATTCCAAGGTGATGCTCACCAACTCGGCGCTGTTGGCATTGGGTATTACCGGCATGATTACTCCGCAGGCGTCGTCACTGCTGCACAACGGCTCAACGATTGCCTACAGCCTGAGCAATGCGAAGGCTTACCTGCGTTAGCGTTTTCGATTGAGTGTATGGCCTGCATTCGGGTGGCACCGCAGCCGCCAGGGTGCAGGCCTTCTTTTGTTTGACGAGATGTTAGCTCGGATATATGCTTGTGCTAGCAATGCTAGTAAATGCTGAAGGTGAGGTTGAGATGGCTACCGTTGGCGGCATGGCGCAGGTGAACGTTCGCGTAGATCGCCAGGTCAAGAACCGTGCCGAGGAGGTGCTACGGCTTTCGGGCGGGTCACTGCCCGAGCTCATCAAAATAGTCGTGGCCAAGGTCGCACAGGGTGGCAGGCAGTGCGAGGAAGTGCTTGCGGCCGTCGACGACCGGCAGCAGACCGTCGCGCCCGATACGCCGTTCGCCGCGTCGTGGGCAGCGGCAGACCGGCTTTATGCAGATTTGGGCATCGCTGCGTCGCCCGTATCCGACGATCGCGGTTGGGACACAATCTATTCCGACGCCATGGATGAGCATTATCGCCAAAAGGGGATGATCCAGTGAGTGGAGCGCCTCTCAAGATCATGGTGGACGCTAACGTATGGGTCGATTCGTTTTGCGCCGACCATGCCGAGTCGCTTGCCGCGCGTGCGTTTATTGGGCGGGCGACGGAGACGGGGGCGTTGCTGTTCTTTCCGGTGCATATCGCCAAGGACGTGCTGTACGTTGTCCAACACGAGCTGAAGCGTAGAGTTCTTGCCAGCGGGGGAGCGCTCGACGAGGCATCTGCCCGTGCAATTGGCGATGCGGCGCTGGCGTTTGTGCGGAACATGACCGAAAACGCCACGGCCGTGGGTGCAGATGCGTCGGACCTTTGGCTGGCCGACAAATACTTAGCGCTTCATCGCGATTACGAGGACAATTTGGTGCTCGCCGCGTGCAAGCGCGCACAGGTCGATTACTTGGTAACTAACGATCGCAAGCTGCTCGAACATGCCGATCTTGCAGCAAAGACCCCGCGCCAAATGATGCCGATTCTGGCTTTGGCCGAACGTGGTGGCGCGGCTATCGGTTGACGCGAACTGTTTGCGGGCCTCTTGGACGACGATGCGCCAAGGGGCCCGCGTCTGCTATTTACAAAAGCTCGGCCTTGATGGCGGGACTTTCTGCGAGCTGCTCGGCTGCCTTTTCGTCGGAGCTGTCGAGTGCTGCCAGGCTGCGGTAGACCCACTCGTTGACCTGGGTGTTCTTGACGCCTGCGGTCTGCATAAGGGCGCCTACCTCGCGGATTGCTGCGAGCAGATCGGCTTTGGGGCCCGCGACCTCGACCTCGATGCTGTGGTAGGCGGACACGCCGCGGTTCTCACTCACGTGGTCGATAAAGCCCTCGACGGTCTCAAGCTGCTGGGCGAGAGCTGCATCATCGTCGGCGTCCAGCGCGACGAGTGCGTTCGATACTGTGAGGGCGGGATGTCCGCAGGGGACAAAGCCCTCGATGACATCCATAGCTTCGGTAATGGTTGAGCCCAGGCCTGCGAGGGCATTGACGAGCTGCTGCTTGGTATCCATAACGGTCCTTTCGACGGGTCAATTTTGCTTGGCGAAAATATACGTTACGCGATCGGTAGCAAAAGTGCGAAGTGCGGCGCACATTGGGGTCTTCACAGCTCGTGCATAGAACAGCTGTCCGCTTTCAGAACGTGGTAAGATAACACTCCACAAGCGGGGCTCGCCCTGCATGTTCCTTGAAAAGTCGACGGGTGTTGGGTATTCGTGCCCGATACCATCCAGACTTTCCCGACATTCGGGGGCGACTGGTTTCGACACGATAGCTCTGAGAGAGGAAGCAAGCCGAGGTCTCCTCGCCTCGTTAAACAGGGGTACCGTCAAATTGAATTGACAACAACTCTTCTTTTGAGCCTATGGCTCTCGCTGCTTAGTTTATAGCGGCGCGTCAACCCGGTGATTTCCCCGACACCGGCGCGACGTCATTTTAGGGGAATGCTCCTGCGCACGTAATCGGTATGGCGCAGGCTAAGACCGAACCGGTTAGGACGCCGCGAGCGTGTCGCTGCGCGCAAAGCGTCCGAGACTAAACCAGCGACTGAGCTTGGAGATGCCAATCAGGGGGCTTTCGTGGACCGGAGTTCGATTCTCCGCGCCTCCACCAACTGTTCAGTAGGCGAACATATGCAGGTGTTCGTCGTTAGGCGGGCGTTCGTATTGCTCGTCGAATAGAAGAAGCCGCTCCATACGGGGCGGCTTCTTTGCGTTCTAGGCCTGCGGCATGATCTCCTGCTCGCCGTCCTCGTCCATGTACGGCATGAGGAACACGCCGCCCTGCTCGGTGGTAAGCAGCAGGTACTCGCGGTTGTGCTCGTCGCACACGATTTCCTGGCCGATGCCCTCGGGCAGGTCGTATATGGGGCCGTCCGTGCGGGCTTGCCTCACGGTCACGTCTTGCGCTCCCATGGCTTGCGACGCGCAGCTGGCGGCGGCCAGGACGATGAACAGCAGGACGACCGCTGCGAGGATGGGGCCGCACCCGCCGTTGCGCTCCTCGTCTGCGGGGCTCGGGTACGGCATGGCCTATCCCACCTTCACCAGATAGTCGTCGGCCTCTGGCTTGCCTGTGGCCTTGCCCACGGCGATGTAGCGCGTTGCGCCGCTGTAGCCCGTGTATCGGCCCCACACGTAGCCGTCGGCGATCTTGTACCAGTTATCCAGCGTCACGGTCTCGCCGCTGGAATAGTGCGCCACCTCGGTGCCGCCCAGGCCGGGGGCGTCGCGCACGCGCAGGTAGTTCACAGTGCAGCGGTAGGTGCCGCCGAAGTTCTCGGTCGTTTCCTGCTGCGCAGGCTGCGGCTGCGGGACGGCTGCGGGGGCGCTTCCAGCAGTGATGCCGAAGCATTCCAGGTAGATGCGCGCCAGCTCGTCCAGGTTGCCGTTGAACTTCTCGCGGTCGCCGTCGTTGTCGATGAAGCCGTTCTCGCACAGGCGGTAGTTGATGCCGCGCGCGGCGGCTCGGTTCGGGTTCGCGAGGTCGGAACGGCGCACCAGCTTCTCGGAGCGCCCGGGCATGAACGCCGCCAGCTTGTCGGCCAGCGCATTGTCGTACTCGTCAGGCTCAAAGCCCTCCTTGATGATGACGTGCGCGCCGTGGGCCGTGGCGATGCCGCTGGCGTCCATGTGCAGCTCCACCACTGGCGCGTCGGTGCTCAGGCGGTTAAGCCCGCCGTCGGCGTACCAGTTGCGGGACGTATCGCCCAGCTCGACCTCGGAACCGCCCAGTTCCTTGATTCGCTGGCCCAGGGCGCGAACGCGCTCGGCCTCGGTGTAGCCGCCTGCGCAGCAGCCGGGGTCGCCAGCGCCGTGGCCGCAGATGATGAACAGTTTAGCCATTGCCTACTCCTTCCCGCCTACGGTCACGCCCAACAGGGCGTCGAGCCACTTGGATGTGATGCCTACCGACTTGAACAGCGTGTAGGCCGCCTGCACGCCGCCTACCACGGCGAAGGCGCACGCGACCCATGCGCCCGGGTCTGCGGGCACGCCGCCCACGAAGCCGGTCACGACGCCCGCCAGGAGCGAGCAGCCCAGCGCCAGGATGCGCGCGGCCTTGCCGGTCATGGCCTCGGTCTTGATCAGCTGCACCGCGAACGGCACGGCGAAAGACAGCACGATGGCTGCGATTGCTTGCATTTCTGTCATTTCGGATTCCTTTCTATTGAGCCGATTCCTTGTAGAGCAGGTCAACGCGGTCGGCGATGTGGTCGACCTTCGCCGCCATGCCCTGGCTGCGCGCCTGGCTGTTCGCCAGGTCGGCGTGCAGCACCTCGTTGGAGGTCACGACGGACTCCATGAGCGCCTTCATAGCCTCCATCAGCGCGTTGCTGCGCTCCATCTGCGCGGCGATGCGGCCCTCCATCTGGCTGCGCTCGCGGTCGCGCTGCGCCCGCTCGTTCACCTCGTCCTGCTTTCGCTCTTCGCGCTTGAGGTCGATGTTCGCCTTGCGCTCGTTCTGGGCCTTGAACTCTTCGAGGAACTGCTTGCCGAAGTACAGGACCACTAGGACGAGCAGCGCGCCGAAAAGCGACCCGGGGCCGTACGGCGCGAAGATTTCCAGCACGTCGGTCATTCGTTTTCTCACCTCCTCGAATCGCTGCCGCGATTGTCCGCGAGGTGTCGCCGGGCAAAAGAAAAGCGCCCCCGAAGGGGCGCTCGCTACTCCTGCGGCGCTTCCGGCTGGTCGGGCTCCATGGCTTCCAGCTCGTTGATGCGGTCGCGCCACGTCTGGCGCTGCGAGATGATCTCGGCCACCTCCTTGGCAGCTGCGGCGATGGCCGAGAGCAGGTCGGTGATGGACGATGCGGAGAAGATGCGCTCCACCGCCTTCATGACCTTGTAGTCGCTCTGCTCAAGCTGCTGTTTGTAGCCGTTGATCTCCCCGGCGATTTCCTGTTCCGTCATGGGTCGCTCCTTCCGTTGCTAGGGTAGGGGCATGTTCCCATCCGTGTCGCCTCCAGGTTTGGATTGCATTGAGCAACCCCCCCCGCGGGATTTCCGAACAGGCTGCGGTACAGCGCGTCCATGGCCTGCACGCTGCGGTGCGCGTCCAGCCGCTTCATGCCTCCGCGCCAGCTCTGGTAGCTCTGCTCCACCTGCTCGGGGGTCATGATGCCATCGGCGACCATGCGGGCCATCTTCTTGAGCTTGCGGCGCTCCCGCGTTATGGAGTCTCGGCACGGCTTCACGACTATGCGGCCCGTCTCCGTGTAGAAGATGCGCTTCTTCAGCCACGTGAACCCGCGCGTGAGCTTCACCACGCGCGTCTTGCGCGGGTTCAGCTCGATGCCCAGCTCGGCGCATTTGCCCTCTATCAGCAGCAGGCACACCTGCAAGTAGTCCTTGGACTCGTGTATCAGGTAGAAGTCGTCCATGTAGCGCCCGTAAGACTCGGGGCGCAGCATCTCGGTCACATAGTGGTCGATGCGGTTGGGGTGGGCCACGGCGCATATCTGGTTCGGCTCGCTGCCCAGCCCCAGGCCCACATCGCCCTGCGCGTCTATCAGGCGGTGCTCCAAGGCGACCACGCGCGGATCTAGCAGCGCGGAGGCCACCTGGTCTTTGACGGGTTGGTGCGCTATGCGCGCGAAGTAGTCGGAGAAGTCGCCCAGGAGGATGTAGCCCTCGCGGCCGTGCCGCCTCCAGTGGTCGGCCAGGTGGCGCTTGAGCAGCTTCAGGGCGTAGTCGGTGCCGCGCCCCTTTATGTTCGCGGAGTTGGCGGCTATGAGGGTGGGCACGATCGCGGGCACGAGCGCGTTTTGTGCCAGGGACTTCTGCACCACGCGCTCGGGGAAGTGTACGGCGCTGATATGGCGCAGCTTTCCGCGCTCCCACAGGTCGAACCGTATGAAGCCCCGGCATATATCGCGCCCCTCCAAAAGGTCGCGGCGGGACAGGACGGCGTTGCGCAGGTAGCTTCTCATGTACCTCTGCGTGGACGACTTCCACATGACGCCCCGCGCGGCCTGCTTTGAAGCCTTGCACAGGCTGTTGAGGTCGGCCACGGTATCAAGCGTGCACGCCTTGACGCGCTCGGCCTTGGCCTGCGCGCGCTTCTCCTCGCGGCGCTTGCGGCGCGCCGCCCGCCTTTGCTCGGAGTTCACAGGAGGCACCCCGCGCGGCTTGCAATGTGGCTCTGGCAGCCGCTTGAGGTATGGCCATGAAACGCGGCGAAGCCACGGAGCGCCGCGCCATGCAAGCAGCGTCCGGCCACCCTCGCGGGGTGCGTATTTACGGGCTCGCGCCCGATGGTCGCGCCTTCCTTCCTCTCCGCGCTCTGCTTTCGGCCCGCTGGCCTACTCGGTCTGGCAGTAAGGGAATCCGGGGCGGGGGCGAACCCAGGTGTTCGTCGCCGAATTGTAGTTGGCATTGCCGTTGTTGTTGACGTAGCACACGTTGGACGAGGAGCCACCCATGACGGAACGCAGCCACCAATTGTACCGATATACAAGGCGGGACCGCCGCCCATTATAACGAACGCAGGCGCTCTAGCTCGGCCTCGGCCTCGGCTATGCGCTCGTCGGTCGTCTTCTTGCCGGTGACGCGTACGTTCTTGCGCGCGCCCTTGAGCAGTTTGATCTCCTCCTCGACCATGCCCGCCAGCGCCTCGAAGCGGTTGGCGTTCACGGGCAGGCCGATGTCCATGAGGCACTGCATGTCGAGCATCAGCTGCTCGCAGTCGGCTATTGCCAGCGTCAGGTAACGCTTGCGCTCAAGTGCGTTGAACGAACTGTTGGGGTAGAAGCAGTCGGCGCGGTTGACGTTGTATACGATGCTGCGCGCGGTCTCCACCGTGGGGACTGCGTTCAGCAGCCTGTAGGCTTTCGGCACGACCGACGAGGAGGCCATGAGCTTGTTGACCTCCACGCGGATGGCGATGGCCTGCGTGAAGAACTTGTACTCGGACACCTCGCGGTTTCGCTGGTAGACGCCGCTCAT